ATTCTTTTTCAAGAGTGGGGTAATAGAGGAATACATTTTTGGGAAGTAGGAAATACTAATATAAATTTAGTTGAAGGTTCTACTACCAATATTGATGCTACAGCAGAAGGTTCTGGTGTTTATACTTTTTACAGAAACTCAAGTGATGTTCCTGGAGGAGGAGAACCACCACAAGCTACAACTGTGCCTACAGCAAATGTTTATGGTATTTCAGATATTCTCAACGTTACTTACAGACAAAATTATAATACTACAAATCAATCAGACATTGGTTTAACAAAAGTTGCAAGAGATGCGTATTCAGCAACTGCAAACAAAACATCAAAAGGAACTCCTTCACAATTTTGGGTTCAAAGATTCATAGACAAAGTTACAGTAACTATTTATCCATTACCGAATGCAACAGCAGCAAGTAATTTTCTTAATGTATATTATGTAAGAAGAATTCAAGATGCAGGAGCATATACAAATGCAAGTGACACACCATTTAGATTTGTTCCTTGTATGGTATCAGGTTTATCTTATTATTTAGCAATGAAGTTTGCACCACAAAGAGTACAAGAAATGAAATTGCTTTATGAAGATGAATTAGCAAGAGCACTATCGGAGGATGGATCAGCGGCAAGTACGTATATTACACCGAAAACCTATTATCCAAATGTATAATGGCACGATTTTCAAAAGGAAGAAGAGCATTAGCAATATCAGATAGATCAGGTGCAGCATTTCCATACAATGAAATGGTTAAAGAGTGGACTGGAGCTTGGGTACACATTTCTGAATTTGAACCTAAACAACCACAATTACAACCACATCCAATAGGAGCAGATCCACAAGGATTGCAACATGCAAGACCTGCAAGAACAGAATTTCCGGTAGAAGATATTTTACCAAATGATCCGTTTACAACAGCAGCAGCTTCAGGAACATTAAGTGTGTCTTTTCCTAATAATGGTTTTAATGAAGGAACTACACATGTAAGATTTAGAGAAGTAAAAGTTCCTGTAGGTGGTGTAGCTGTATCTACATTAGAATTATCAACAACTTTAAACGGAAACATAAGTAATTCTGCTACATCAATTGTTTTAACTGATGGATCACAATTTCCAACTTCTGGTTTTATTGTAATAGAAAAAATGAATTCTGAAACCGGTGCTTTTGAAAACGAAACTATTCAATACACAGGCAGGTCTACACATACTTTAACAGGCTGCACACGTGGAACATCTGCTCCATACAGAGGAGTTACACCTACACCAACAAAAGCAGGAACTCACACAAGTGGAGCTAAAGTATTTGGGTCTTATTTAGCTACAGCGGTAGCTACAACTATAGTTGTAGGTCCACAACCAACACAAACAGAAACTAAATATAATTCGTTAACCGTGCCCCTTGTTTCAAACGCATCTAGTACGGCAACAGGAGGCGGTTTTCAGTGTACAATTGGACCGATAAATGATAGAGGTTAATTATGGCATATAGTTATTCAGATTTAACAACAGACATTAGAAATTACACAGAAGTAGATGCCAATGTATTTACAGCTGCTGTTATAAATGGTTTTCTTCGTAATGCAGAACACAGAATTAATTTAGATTGTCCTATGGATTCTGATAGATTCCAAGATCAAGCTCAATTTGCTACCGATTTTAATTCAATTACTATGCCTACTGGTTTATTATTTGTTCGAGGTATTCAAGTTTTTGATTCAACAACAGCTACTACAGGAGAGGGAGTATGGTTAGAAAGAAGGGATCAAACTTTTATATCTGAATATGTTGGAGAATTAACAGGCACTGAAGGAGGTTCCGCAGGCCAAGATACAACAGGACTTCCTAAATATTATTCTATGTATGGGGGTGCTACTACTGGAACTAGTTCATCTACTTCAGGAGCTGTATTTGTAGCTCCGACACCAGATCAAAATTATCAATATATTATTCATTATAACGTTATGCCAACTGGATTAGAGACTAATACAGGTGGAACTTATATAAGTAATTATTTTCCTCAAGGACTATTATATGCATGTTTGTGTGAAGCTTACGGGTTTTTAAAAGGTCCAACTGATATGTTGACATTATACGAACAGAAGTATAAAACTGAATTACAAAAGTTTGCAGCAATGCAAGTGGGAAGAAGAAGACGAGACGACTACACGGATGGAACAATAAGATTACCAATCGAGTCGGCGCCTCAATAATTAGGAGATTTTTATGACAATAGCATCGGAAATATGTAATTCTTTTAAAGTAGAAATTTTACAAGGCGGACACAATTTTAACGATTCGAGTGGAGCACCCACAGGTAATACATTTAAAATAGCATTATATTCAAGTAATTCAGCATCATTAAGTAAATCAACAACAGCTTACACTGCACCTGCAGATGCAACAGCTGATCCAACAAACACATACGAAGTTACAACAACTTCATCAGGTTATACAGGTGGTGGAAATACTTTAGTCGCAAGTGCTGATCCAGTTTTATCTGGTGACACAGCGTGTGTAAAATTTAATGACACAACTTGGGGATCATCAGCTTCTTTTACTGCAAGAGGTTGTTTAATTTATAACACAACTTCAATTACAGGGTTCACAGCAAACAGAGCAGTTTGTGCAATTAATTTTGGTTCAGATAAAACTGTAACAAGCGGAACTTTTACAATTCAATTCCCAGCTCAAACAGCAGGAAACGCAATCATTCAGATAGCATAAGGAGAAAGTCCTTATGTCAATAGCTCAGACATTTACAGTAACAGTCGCTGGTGGTAAATATTATATTGATGGAGTTCAACAAGCTACCGTAATGATCGGTGCAGGTCTTACTTATAAATTTGATCAATCAGATAATACTAATCTTAATCATCCACTTAGATTTTCAAGCGATAGCGGAAACTCAACTCCCTATACTACTGGTGTAACTACATCTGGCGTACCTGGAAATTCTGGAGCCTATACACAAATTGAAGTGGCTGCAGGTGCACCATCAACTTTATATTATTATTGTACTAACCACTCTGGCATGGGTGGAGAAGCTAACACAGATGGTTGGGGTCGTTCGTATTGGAGTCAAGCTGATTGGGGAGATACAAATGTAATTGAAACTGGATGGGGACGTAGAGCTTGGGGTTATCAAGCTTGGGGTGATACACCTATCGTTGAACTTACAGGATTGTCAGCAACAACAAGTGTTGGAAGTTTAGAAGTAGAAACAAAACCTGGTTGGGGTACTTTAAATTGGGGTGAAAATGGTTGGGGTACTGTTGAATCAGCAGTGTTTAATATATCAGGTTTAAGTTTAACTTCTTCTTTAGGAACTGTTACACCAGCAGATGTCGTAGGTTTAACTGGTTTAGATGCAACAGCTTCTGTAAATTCTTTTGCATCAGTTTCAACCAATGCTACAATTACTCTTCCAAATTTACGTTTAACTGCTTCTCCAGGTTTATTAACAGAAGATGATCATTCAGTAGGTCTTTCAGGATTAAGAGCTACAAGTGCTGTAGGTTCTTTAACACCGTCTGATGTAATGGGTGTTTCAGGATTACCTCCTCTTCAAACGTCAGTTAACTCAGTAAATATTACATCCGATCCAGTACATGACATAACAGGAGTATCAGCAACAACAGCATTAGGAACAGTTACGGCTTCACCTAATACTATTCAAACATTATCTGGTCAATCGGCTACTACTAGTGTTGCGGGAGTTTCCATTACTGGAAATGTAACTGTTGCTTTAACAGGTTTAAGTGCTTTAAGCAGTGTTAATGGTGATAAACTAATATTAAAATATTATCACAGGTTGACTCCAAAAACGAGCGGAGGATATACAAGAAAAACTCCTAAAACGAGCGGAGGATATACAAGATTAACACCTAAAACTAGCACAGGATATACACGAAAAACTCCTGCATAATTATGTTTGACTTAAAACTAAATAAACAATATAAACAAAAAAACTAGGAGATTTAACAAATGGCATCTACTTACACACCTCTTGGCGTAGAACTTATGGTAACCGGCGAAAACGCTGGTACTTGGGGTACAAAGACTAATAATAATTTACAGCTTATTGAACAACTTACTGGTGGTTATCAAGCTTTATCTATTGCAGGTGGCGCAGGCTCTCAAGATTTAGATATTGATGATGGAGCATTAACAGGAACTGGTCAGTTTAGAATGATTGAGTTCACAGGAACTATTTCTGGAAACAGAATTATAACTATTCCAAATGACGTAGAAACTTTTTACATGTTGAGAAATACAACATCTGGAGGTCATACAGTTCAATTTAAATATAAAACTGGTTCAGGGTCATCTGTTACATTTGGAACTACAGATAAAGGTGACAAATTAGTTTTTGCATGTGCAGATGATGGCACAAACCCAAATATTAAAGATTTAGCAATTGGTACAACTTCAGCAGCAGGAACTACTGGTCAAGTTCAAGTTAACAGTTCTGGCTCTTTTGCTGGAATTTCTGAAGGTACTAATGGACATGTATTAACATCAAACGGTTCAGGAGCGGCTCCTACTTTTCAAGCAAGCTCTGGAATTGGTATAGGAAAAGCTATTGCAATGGCAATCGTTTTCGGATAAAAAACAACAAAGGAAATTAAATTATGGCAAATCCAAATATAGTATCAGTAGCAAGTATCTACGGTGAATCGGTTGGTTGGAATCTTGGTTCAAGTGCAACTGCAACTTTAATGACAGTTTCTTCAGGAAAATTAATTAAAATAAACAGAATGACAGTTGCAAACGTTGACGGAACAAACGCAGCTGATGTCACAGTTTATATTGATACAAGTGTTCAAACATCTTCTGGTGCAACAATTGCAAGTGGTGCAGCTGATGTTTATTTAGCAAAAACAGTTTCTGTTCCAGCTGACGCAACGTTAGTATTAGTGGACACACCAATATATTTAAGAGAAGGTGACATATTAAAAGGTGGAGCAAGTGTTGCATCTGATCTAGATTTATTCATATCATATGAAGTACTAGACGATTAAGGAGGTTTTATAAGCTATGGCTAATGGCGGAATTATAGGACCAACAAACGTAACGTCTTTCGGAAAAAATAAAGTTACAGCTGTAACTTCAACTTCAACACACACTATACAAGCAGGAACTAAAGTAAGTGATGTTTTAGTAGTTGCTGGTGGAGGCGCCGGTGGAGGAACTTCTCCTGGAGGATCTGGTTCTGGTGGTGGTGGAGCTGGTGGTTTAAGAAATTTAAAAGGTTTATGTGTATCTAGTCCTTTTCCCATAACTATAGGTGGTGGTGGAGCTGGTACATCTTGTGCTAATGGAAATACAGGTGATGTTTCTAAATTTGTTATAGCAGGTACAACTTATACAGCTTCTGGTGGTGGAGGCGGTTCCGGAGCAGGTTCCGGAGGTGGACTTGCTGGAGGTTCCGGAGGTGGAGGATCTAATCCTCCAAGTGGATGTGGTGGAGCAGGAAATACTCCCGCACAACCATGTAATCAAGGAAATCCTGGAGGAGCTGGTTCTGGAGCAGAACCTGGTTATGCTGGTGGTGGAGGTGGTGGAGCAGCAGCGGCTGGTGTTGCAGGAGCTGCACCTGGCACTACTAATGTAGCTGGTCCTGGTGGAGCAGGAGTTTGTTTAGCAGGATGTTATCCTGGTTCTCCTATCACAGCTTTTGCTGGTGGTGGTGGCGGATCAACATATGTACCTCAACCTGGACCTAATGGAGCTGGTGGAACTGGTGGTGGCGGAGCCGGAAACACAGGTGGGTCTGGAACAGCAGGAGGAACAAATACCGGTGGTGGCGGTGGTGGTAATAGCGGACCAGGAAGTGGTGGTAATGGTGGCCCAGGTATAGTTATTGTAAAAGAATTAGATAAAGCTTCAGGAGTCTGGACTCTTAATGATCAATTAAATGAATTAGAAAATGGCACATGGCCATCAAGAGTAGCATCAATAGATTATTTAGTAGTTGCCGGTGGTGGTGGCGGTGGTGGTGACAATGCTAACACTGTTGGTGGTGGTGGAGGTGGAGCTGGAGGTTATCGTGCATCAGGTTATGGACCAAGTCCACTTCAAGGTTGTGCTTTATCATTAGGTTTAGGAACTCATGCAGTTGTAGTTGGTGGTGGTGGAACTGCTAATCAATGCAGAGGTGTATCTGGAGATGTTTCAACTTTTTCAACAATCACTTCAGCTGGCGGTGGCGGTGGTGGTGGAGGTTCACCTCCTACATACGTTGGTTTAACTGGTGGATCAGGTGGTGGAACTAAAGCCTCTGCTGCTGGTGCAGCTGGTAATACACCTCCTACAGACCCACCTCAAGGAAATCCAGGAGGACAACTTTCTGGTGATGGTGGATCAGGTGGTGGTGGAGCAACTGCAGCTGGAGGAACAAGTGCGCCAGATAATGGTGGAGGTACTGCTGGTGGAGCAGGAGCACCAAATAATATTTTAAATTTAGGATCTGCAACAACATACGCTGGCGGTGGTGGCGGTGGTGGCGGTGGAGATACTTGTAGAACAAATGCACCAGGACCTGGTGGAGCTGGTGGTGGAGGAGCTGGTGGTCAAGGAGCAACTAACCCTGCTGTAGGTTCAGCTGGAACAGCTAACACCGGAGGTGGTGGTGGAGGTGGTGGAGGTAAATCTCCCGCTAATCCAGGCCCAGGCGGTAAAGCTGGTGGAGCAGGTGGTCCAGGTATCGTAATCGCAAGATCACCTTCAAGTGCAAATATTTTATTTACAACATGTAGTGCATGTGCACCAGTTACATCTCCAGATGGTTTAGCTATGATTGCAGAATTTAAAGCATCAACTAATTTAAATATTTTAGATGCAGGTGCAGGTATAGCATTTGATTATTTAGTAGTAGCAGGTGGTGGAGGTGGTGGAGGAAGATATGCTGCTGGTGGTGGAGCTGGTGGTTTTAGATCGTCTTTTCCAGGTGGAACAAAATTACAATTACAACCGGGACCACATACAATTACAGTTGGTGGAGGTGGAACTGGTGGTAGTTGTGCCGCTATAGGTGGTTCAGGAACAGATTCAAAAGCTGGGTATATACAAACTACAGGTGGTGGAGGTGGTGGTTCGGAACCAGCATCTCCAAGTGGAGTAGGTTTACCTGGAGGTTCAGGTGGTGGAAGTATTTATGGTAGATCTGGTGGTTCTGGAAACACACCTTCTTTAAGTTCACCAATAGGACCTGTTCAAGGTTTTAATGGTGGTGCTGGAATTTCAGGTGGTGGAAGTCCATACGCACCTGGTGGAGGTGGCGGAGCTTCTGAAGCTGGTGTAACCGGTGTAGGTCCAGTTGCAGGAAGAGGTGGAGCAGGTAGATCAAATTCAATTTCAGGTTCAGCATTATCTTATGCCGGAGGTGGCGGAGGTGGAGCAACTGATAATGGAGCAGCTGTAGGAGCCGCTAGTCCATGTGGAACTGGTGGAGCTGGTGCACCTAACGGAGGTAGTGCAAGCGCTGGAACAACAAATAGAGGTGGTGGTGGAGGTGGTAATTATGGTGCCCCTTCTCCAAGTGGAAATGGAGGAAATGGTGGACCAGGAGTTGTAATATTAAGAGCACCTGGACCTATAGGTCCTTCATTAAGTGTGACACCAGGAGGTGCTAAATCAACATTACCAGCCCCTGCAGGTGGTTGTACGGTAGTTACGTTTACAGCATCAGGAACGTTGACAATAAGTTAAAATTAAAATATAAAATATAAATTTAAGGAGTAATAATATGGCACATTTCGCAGAATTAAAAGCAATGACAGATCCTACTGGATTTACGTCAGATTCACATCAAGTAGTACAAAGAGTTGTAGTTGTAGGCAATGATATTGATACAGCAGCAGGACCATTAGGAGATAATGACATGCATGTTGATGGAGAAACATGGTGTATTAATTTTTTTAAAGGTGGAATTTGGAAACAAACTTCTTACAGTAATAGTTTTAGAAAACAATATGCAGGAAAAGGAATGATTTATGATCCTGTAAAAAATAAATTTTTAAATTCACAACCTCACGCTTCATGGTCATTAGATGCAAGCGATGATTGGCAAGCACCAATTACATTTCCATCAATTACTGATGATGGTGATGTTAGATACATAATTTCTTGGAACGAAACAAAATACAATGCTGACAACTCACAGGGTTGGGAAGCAACTAAATCAAACGACGAATCGGAAACACCTACCAAATATAATTGGAATGGCACAGCTTGGGTGTCCGAATAGGAGGACACTTAAATGCCTAGAGGTGGCGGTACATCAAACGGTGGAATAATTGGAAAAACGAACGTAGCTTCGTTTGGAAAAAATAAAGTTACATCAAAAACATCAAGTGCACCTAGTGCACTCACAACACAACCAGGAACAAGATTAGTAGATACATTAATTGTTGCAGGTGGTGGAGGTGGTGGAACCAACTGTGCAGCAGGTGGTGGAGGTGGTGCAGGTGGATATAGAGAATTTAATAATATACCAGTGTCAGGTGGAACAGCTTTAGGAGCCGCAACAATTGGAGGTGGTGGTGCTGGTGGACCTGGACCTGGAAGCACATCTAATGAAGGGACAGACGGAGATAATTCTTCATTAGTAATTGGATGTACAACTTATACTTCTGAAGGTGGTGGAGGTGGTGGAGGAGGAAATACTCCTGAACCCGCTGCCAAACAAGCTGGAAATGATGGAGGATCTGGAGGAGGTGGCTCATCTAATGTTGGCGCTCCTGGAGGAGCTGGTTCTGGAAACACTCCCCCTACAGATCCCCCTCAAGGAAATAATGGAGGAATAGGTTTTAATGCTTCTGCACCTAATCCCGATTATTTTGGAGGCGGTGGTGGTGGAGCTAATGCTGTTGGTGCTGCTGGAACAACTCCAGCAGGAGGTGGTGCTGGTGGTGCTGGGACAGCTAATTCAATAACAGGAAGTTCAGTAACGTATGCTGGTGGTGGTGGAGGTGGTGCATTTGTTTGTTCTTGTCAACCTGCAGGATCTGGTGGTGCTGGCGGTGGCGGTGCTGGTGCTAAAGGTGGTAATGGAACGGCAGGAACTGCTAATACTGGTGGCGGTGGTGGTGGTGCTGGAAGAGTTATAGGTGGTCCTAATGGAAATGGTGGTAATGGTGGCGGAGGTATAGTAGTTATAAAAGAATTAAGTAGAGCAAGTGGTGTGTGGTCAATGCAAAGTCAATTTCAAGCCACGAAACAAGGAACATGGCCACAATTTATATTAACAGGAGATTATTTAGTAGTCGCTGGTGGTGGTTCCGGTGGACAAAAAGAAGGTGGTGGAGGTGGTGCTGGAGGATATAGAGCTTCTGGTTTTGGACCTTCTCCATTACGTGGTTCCGCAGCAGTTATAAGTCCAGGACCATATAGTATTACAATTGGAGCAGGAGGTGCTGCTCGTTCAGGATCAAACCCTGTTGCTTGTAGAGTTGGTTTAGCAGGAAGTGATTCAGTGTTTGCAACAATAACATCTGCAGGTGGAGGTGGTGGTAACTCTGAAGATTCTAGTTTATCAGCTCCTAATGCAAGAATAGCTGGAGGTTCAGGTGGTGGTGCTTCAGGTGGTAATAGTCCAGGTCAAACTGCAGGAATTGGAAACAGTCCTCCAACAACTCCTCCTCAAGGAAATAATGGTGGATCTGGTGGTAATAAACCTGGATGTGGTTATAATATTTCAGGTGGTGGTGGTGGAGCAACTGCAGCAGGTACAAATGTTTCTGGATCAACAGCAGGTCCTGGTGGAGCTGGAGCAACAAACAATATAACTAATTCTTGTGTAGCTTACGCTGGTGGTGGAGGTGGTGGTTATTATGGACCAGGTATAACTCGAGGTAATGGAGGAGCTGGTGGTGGTGGAGCTGGTGGAGCTTTCCCTGGAACAGCTGGTGTAGCAGGCACAGCAAATACTGGTGGTGGAGGTGGTGGTGCAGTTAATGGACCAGGAATGCCTTATTGTGGAACATCTTCAGGAGCTGGTGGATCAGGTATCGTAGTAGTACGTGTACCAGGATCAACAACAGCAAGTGTTGCACCAGGAACTAATAGTATTGCAACATTACCAGGCCCAGCTGGAGGGTGTAAAGTAGCATCATTTACTGTATCTGGAACGTTGACAATAAGTTAAGATTAAAATATAAATATAACTTTTAAGGAGTAATAAAATGGCACATTTCGCAGAATTAAAAACAAAACCAGATCCAACAGGATTTACATCAGATACTCATCAAGTAGTTGAAAGAGTAGTAGTTGTAGGAAACGATTGCGTTCCTTCAGATATGCATCAAGATGGTGAAACATGGTGTATTAATTTTTTTAAAGGTGGTATTTGGAAACAAACTTCTTACAATAATAATTTTAGAAAACAATATGCAGGAATAGGAATGATTTACGATCCTGTAAAAGATAAATTTTTAGGACAACAACCTTATGCTTCATGGTCATTAGATGATAATGATGATTGGCAAGCACCTATAACTTATCCAACAGTTACAGACGAAGGTGATGTTAGATATATAATTTCTTGGAACGAAACAAAATATAACGCTGACAACACAACAGGTTGGGAAGCAATAAAATCAAACGACGAATCGGAAACACCTACCAAATATAATTGGAACGGCTCAGCTTGGGTGTCCGAATAGGAGACTCATATGGCCAGAGATAATGGCGGCATAATCGGTGTAACTAACAAATCTTCTTTTGGGAAGTGTACACAAACTGCAGTAACAGCTACAGGAAATTTAACTCTTCAAACAGGAACTACAATAGTCAACACAGCAGTAATTGCTGGAGGTGGCGGTGGTGGTGCAGGTAGTAATTACAACTCTGCAGCAGGTGGTGGAGCTGGTGGATTAAGAAATGTTACATGTATTTCAGCAAGTGGAACAGTACCTATTGTAATCGGAGCGGGTGGAGCTGGTGGTTCTGCACCAGCTGATAATGGTACTAAAGGTAGTGATTCAATTTTTAATCAAGGGGGAGTAGAATGTACTTCAATGATTACATCTACTGGTGGTGGATATGGTTCAGGATATGTTCCAGGAACTAGAGCTGGTGGACCTGGTGGTTCAGGTGGTGGAGCTGCTGGTGGTGGCGGCGGTGGAGGTACAGGTAATACACCTCCTGTTAGTCCTCCTCAAGGTAATCCAGGTGGTTGTACTTCAGCAACTCCAGGTGCTCCTGTAGGATCAGGAGGAGGAGGTGCAGGTGCAGCAGGAGCCGATACTTCTGGAGGCCCTGGAAGTAATACAGGTGGTAATGGTGGTGCAGGTTTAGATATAAGTCCTTCTTTTAATCCGGGTTTACCAAATAGTGGAATTTATGCAGGCGGTGGTGGTGGAGCAGCTGATATTTCAGTGTCTAGTCCTGTTCAAGGTTCAGGTGGAACTGGTGGTGGCGGTGGTGCTAACCCAGGTGCAAATGGTACAGCAGGAACAACAAACACTGGTGGTGGCGGTGGTGGTGGATCAGTTAATGGTAATTCTGCTGTATATAATGGTGGAGCAGGTGGACCAGGTATAGTCATTGTAAAAGAATTAAGTAGAGCAAGTGGTGTGTGGTCAATGCAAAGTCAATTTCAAGCAAGAAAAAATGGTTCATGGGTTTTACCTCCAATTGTTTACACAGGAGTAAACTTTATGGTAGTAGCCGGTGGTGGAGGTGGTGGTGTAAATGCTGGTGGTGGAGGTGGAGCCGGAGGTTATCGTGCTGCTGGTTATGGACCAAGTCCATTAAGAGCTACGGCATTAAGTTTAGAAGAAGGAGAATACACAGTAACAGTTGGAGCTGGAGGCCCTGGTGCTTATAGTCAACCCCAAGCTACAAATGAAGGAAACCCAAGTGTTTTTGGAGTAGGTGGTTCAGAAGGAACAACAATGATTACTGCAACTGGTGGTGGTCGAGGTGGTCAAGATGATAACTATGGTGGTTCTCCTGGAGGTTCTGGAGGTGGTGGTGGAGCTAGAGGTGGTACTGGCTGTGGTCAAGCAGCGAGAAGAGGAGACGGTAACAAAGGAAGTTTTAGTCCACCAGAAGGTAATCCTGGTGGTAATGGAGCTAACTCATTAAGTCCTAGAGGTCCACAAGGTGGTGGAGG